TAAAAAAATTTTTTAGATTTTGAAAAATTTTTTAATTTAATTTTTCGGGGCTGTAACAATCTTTTTCAATCGTGGCCATGATCTCTGCAAAAAATAAAAATTCTTTTCCGAGATCGGTTTGGCAAGCTATAAAATGATCTTTTAATTTAACCCCATTTTTAACGGCCTGATTGTATAAGGAGGCCGTAATTTTCCAGTCGTCCATAGTTGCTGTTTGAACTACTGGGGCGTCCGGATAGGCCCGTTCAAGAGTTGCAACAATCAAAGGAAGTTTTTCAAGTGAAATTAAATCATTCATGCTACTAACCTTTCTCTTAATGTTTTATTTGAAACGAATTTCTGTCCGGCCTGCATGTAGATCTGATGATCGTCTGCGGATGCAGAATGTTGCAGGGCTGTTATAGCCTGCATGATGTCGTAATTGCTTAACGGTTTTCCTGCTATGCCGTCTTGATTGGCCTTAGCCTTGATTAGTTCGTCTCTCATTCTTTGGCCATCAACGTCAGGTAATTTAAGCTCTTTTTGAACACGACTGCAGACTTCTGCATAGCGATCTGTAGACTGAAATTCTGCCGTATATAGTTCTTTCCCAACTTCCTTAAATAGTTCAATTTCGGCTCTAAAATTATCCTCATTAACAACACTGGCAGTCGCGTCTCTTAAAGCTAATCCAACTGTTCTGTTATCACTTTCAATTGTTTCATCACTAATAATACCCATATCAGTAACGGCTCTCTGAACATGATTTTTTCTTACGTTGCCGGAAGTGGCCATTGTCTGGCCGTTGTCACAAAAACACGTTATGACAAGGGGAGAAATGAGAACGCCCGATTTTCCAGTGCAACTGTTTTTTATATTTAAGCCGTAAGCTACAAGTGAACCTTCAACCGGTGTGTCAGTTAAGGACTCGCTCTTGAAGTTTAATGTCGTAATATCATCACTGTTTTTAAAAGATGATATTTTAAAACCAACCCTTTCTTGTTTAGCTAATTCCGGCAATACTGCATCAAGAATAAACTTATTTTCGATTGGCCTGTACTTATCTGAACCCAGAAAGGCTAAACGGTACGAACCGTCCTGATTTAGCATAACACGTGCTGACAATCGTCTGGCCCGTTTCAGGGCATATTTCTCGTTGCTCTCTACATAGTCTCTCTGGTGCCATTTTTCATTAAGTGCATTTAACCCTGCTTCATCTGCAACCAGACCGGCGTCCAGAAGACATTCTCTGACAAAATGAACTGACAATGCCCCACCATTATATGATCGAGAAGCAGCAGCTATATTAGTAATAGCAGTATTAGTTAAAGAACACTCGAGCCGAGGGTAGTCAGGATGGTTAAAACTAGAATGAGCATTTAGTACAAGTTTAACTTGGCCATCTAGATATTCAAAATGAGTATCCTTAATTTCAACCATTAAAATTTGTCTAGTTGCTAGTTCTTTGACAGATTGTATATAAGCGTCTAGTAAATTTCCTCGAGGGTTATCCAATTGGGCGATACAATGTCTCATATCAGGTGCAACAATATCTTCAATATTCAAAGACAGTTCGGTTGAGGATCTGCCGATATTAATTATATTATTCATAATATAAAATCTCCATAAGTGGTTAATAAAAAAGGCCGTATTTATTACGGCCTCTAAAGAATAGCATATAATCCCATAAAACGTCAAGAATTGTATCCATGTTTACCTCCTATGGCTGTTTAGAAACCTTGGTTGGGGCAATCTTCACTAGCAGGAAGATGAAAGTATCCCAGTTCACACTCAGAGCGAGTGATCTTTAATGGAAAAGGTATATGTGGAATAATCTTCTTTTTCACCCAATCCCCATCTCCAATCAATTGGTTCGGAGTTTTACCAGATGCCTCTTGTGGGGTATCGTAGCTCCCCTTGAAGGCTGTGGATTTGACTCCTAGTTTATTAGGATCTGAGTGCATGGAGCAATGGTAGTTGTTGCCATCTTTATTCTGGTAGTAAGAACCCATAGCAATTGCAAGTCCTATCGCTCTTGCTTCTTGTAGATCTTCTTTATAATTGCCACTGTCCACATTTAATATATTAGCGTTCATCATGCATAAGATGACATACACATCATGCCCATCTATTCTTCCGTACCCATCATAAATTCCAGTTAAGTTTTTTCCTTTATCTGGATTATGAATCGTTACTTCCTCATCACCTGATGAGGAAATACTGTTACCAGTCTCGGCGCATAGTAATGAAAAGTATCCCATAGTTATCTCCCTAAAATATTAATGAGATGATCAGGCTGTTTCGACCTTCAGAGGCCGAGATCTCCTGCTACATGAAATCTAATCCTCGTTTCATCTCGTAAAGTTTGACTCCATGCAAGAACCCTTTCCCCATCGGATAAAAAGGATTTTTCGTCTAGGGTGTTATTCCAAGCCATTCGGGTATGAAATCCGGAATGTGCATAACATCCGCCCTGCCGTTGGTTAGCTAGTTTTTTTTGGGGTCCATGTTCTGTAAAACAGATTATTTGTTTACGATTTTTTTTTGCACATAAGGCCGTCTTGCCTCCGCAATTTTTACAGGTTATTTTTTTATTAATTTCCGCAGGACAACGCAAAAAAACAATATCTTTAATTATTCTTTTAGCAGGGTTCTCTGCCCAGAATGTATCGGATACAACTGTAACAACTGGTATTTTTTCATTAAAAAATTTAATAGCTTGTTTAATGCTATCAGTACTATAGTTAAAAATTGTTTTACCTTTACGAGCAATTTCTATCCATTGGTCAACCTTAAAATGAGTGTATAGCCATGATTGACCTTGGGGTGCTACTGCCTGACTTAATGCTTTAGTATACTCTAGATCAATTTTTTCTGTTCCTTTGGAATGAAGATCTAAAAAAGGGCAAGTAGAGGGGCAAGTATCAAATTTGTTTGTATTGCCTGCTCTATAAGTAGTCGCAATACCTGTTGTTTTTTGGGCTCGTGATTTAGACACTAATTTAACAGTCATTTTTTCCTCCTCAATAGTGGAAGATTAAAGTATCCCATATAGTCCTATAAGTCAAACAGGGTAATTAACAAAAAGTGGTATATAAGTATCTACTGTTAAAAAACTAAAAAATTTTTTCTTAAAAAAAAGTTCCTACCGACAAAAACATTTTAGAAAGGTCTACAGGTCTACAGGTCACGTTTAAAACGTTAGTAAAAAATAAAAATCTTTTTTTCATTGGTAGATTACTATAAGAGACCTTTTTTTAACCTTGATTAATGGTAAAAATAGCGTATTGTCTGTAGATCATCCCATAAAATAGGATAAAATTAATGTTATTATGGCTATATCTAAGACAAAAGAAAGAATTTGAGCAATTGGAGAAGGCTCGCAACACACGAATAGAGACAATATCTTGTTCTAACTGTGGCTACAAAATTTGTAAGGGGGCAACAAGTGTAGACCTTTGTCCCATTTGTAACACTAAATTTACAGCAAAAAAGGAGGCGTGAACCGTGATACATGACCGATTAAAAAATATCCAAGCATACGTGGAGGCGTTAGAAAAAGACCGTCAAACGCTCTATAAGACCCAATTATTTCTCCAACAAAAACGTAAGGAGGTGCAGGATGAGAATCCTTCTAACCCTGTTCCTGCAGAATCCCTACAAAAGACATTGGAAGATGCTGTGCAGGTGAGCCGTGGTCGATTTTATATGACGCATTACAGCGAGCGGAAAGATAAAAAAGGCAAGGTAATTGAGCCATTGGTGCAAGCCAACTGGATGGACGAATATATAGCAGGTGAGCGGGATTTATGAGTAAAATAAAGATTGTATATGCCACGATTAAACTAATGATGAAGGACAATTCGGATATAGACGAGGTGTCTGCTGAAGCTGATTATAATTTTAGACATGATGATATTGTGGCTACGGAATGGATAGCTACAGAGGAGAAAAACGATGAGTAAAATAAGAAAGGAATGGGAGGATATATGTCATTCATTAGCCCCTGAGAATCTTTACGAAGATGGTGAACTTGATGATTATGAGGCTGAACAAAAGCGTAAAAATGTAATAACACGGGCTAAAGCACTTTATGACGCAGGGCATCCGTGTCCCGTAGATGTTCTTGAGATGACGGATGACGAAGAAGCATTAAGACCTTTTGTATGGGAGAAAAACAATGAGTGAATTATTCCCAGAGCCAAACAGGCAAATGACTTTAGATGAGATTCTTGGTCTGGCAGATCGTAAAAGAAAAGAACTGGAGGGTGTTGGTTTAACCCCTGCCTTAAGGACAGTTATTGAAAGTGTCTATTATGCGTCTCAACCAAGGCTGACCTATGGCGTGGACACCATGATGCGAGATGTTGAAAAGGTGCTAGATGATTCGATTGCTTTTTTAGAAAAAGAAAATGAAACCGACAAAATTTCTTTAAAAAAACTGGAGGAGAACAAGACATGAAATTAAATAATAATCAGTTAAAACTTATATTGTCTGCCGTTGTGGACTATCAAGCAAGTTTAAGTTTCTCAATAACCCTTTTACAAGATGCAGAAGGAGTAGAATATAACAATGGCTATAATCTTATACACGATGCATATGTTGAAGCTGAATCTGTATGCAAGATTATACGATTAGAATTAGGAACGCCAATACCTACCGACATTAAAGAGACTAAAGGAAATAACAAATGAAACAGTTTAAAGTGGAAGTAATCCAAACCAATTATTTTTATATTGAGGCTCATTCCGAGGAAGAGGCGATACAAATAACAAGCGAGGATTACATATGGGACGAAAATCAAACGCCCCCTGATTATTATAATGTCCGTTTTGAAGTGTTTGAGGAGACTAAAAATGACTGATAAAAAAGAATTTACAGTTTCAATTGTATGGGGAGAATTTACGGAATATGTTCCAATGTCTTATAGTTTCAAAACACAGGCAGAGCTTGACGCATTTTTATTTGGCGTTGAAGAGGCTCATGGTTGTGGAGTGATGGATTATATTGTGCATACAAAAGGAAAAGATCAAAAGTTTACGTTAAAAGAATTTGGTTTAGATAAACGTGATTTATCAAGTGCGTTTTTAAAGGAATGGGCAAAATATGAGGAGACTAAAAATGACTGACATAGGAAATAGATGCGTACATTGTGGATCTGATACATCTTTTGGGAGTGGATTATTCGTTAATCGTATTCCTGCGGATGCCGATTATCAGGCAGAAGATGCCGAAGGTAATATAATTTTCAAGGAAGGTGAATATCGTGACGGATATGCGTGTCCGCCATGCATGGCTAGAGATTGCGACCGTTGTGATGTTTCAATCCCTTTAGATGAAGATATAATAGCAGTTGATTGCGGTCTTGAAGAATTTAGTGATGGTGCATGGCGTGTTCATGAGGAATGTTTAACTAAACAGGAATCTAAATTATTAAGTAAAATGGAAGAGGTTTAAAAGAAATTAGCTTTTGAAAAAATTGGAAAAACTAAAAACCCCGAGATAAAACTCTCGGGGTTTTTTTGGCCAAAAATAAAAGACTTGACAAGGTATGGGATAATATGTTATAACTAAGATACGGAGAAATTATAATGTACTCCGTGCTATTTGACATTGTGAATCAAACGAAAATAATTTTTTAATTTTAATTGAAGGACTAACTAGACTATGAAAAATTATAAATACAACGATGGCGGAAGAAAAGAAGCAGGGTTTAAAGGCGAGGCAAAAGACTGTGTTTGCCGATCTATAGTTATAGCGTCAGGAAGACCTTATCAGGAAGTGTATGATAGGTTAGCTGAAGGCAATGCGTCTCAAAGACTTAGCAAACATCAAAAAACTAAACGGCCTAAATCTGCTCGAAATGGAATTACTGTTTGGAGAAAATGGTTTAAAGATTACATGAAAGAGCTTGGGTTTGAATGGACGGCTACAATGCAAATTGGTTCGGGATGCAAGGTTCATCTTAAATCAGAGGAGCTACCAAAAGGCCGATTAGTGTGTGTGGTGTCAAGACATTATGTTTCTGTTATTGATGGAGTCATTAACGATACTCACGATCCTTCCAGAGAAGGAACACGATGCGTCTATGGGTATTGGAAACTAAAAGACCCTGTTACTTCTGCAACGAGCTGAATATCTTTTCCCAATCAATATAGGGATATTCAAAAAACCCACCGAGGGGCTGAATGTTCAGCCCCTCTTTTTTTATGTCTAGGATTTGGGAGGCTTTATACAAGTAGATAGATTGTGTTTTGTCTTCGACCATGAGCCATGAACGTGTCTCCTTGTTCTTTTCAAAGAAGGCTACCTGATGCGGGGAAAGACGAACTTTACGGGTTGTTGTAACTTTTAATTCTACAAAATGAAAATGTTGGTCGGGGCATCGGACAAGGAGATCGGGGATACCACGAGTAGCGTAGGTATCTATTTTTAAAACGTTCCAATCATTGTTTTCCAGTTTCCAAAGGTTCTTCCTGATTGTCTGGTAAAAGTGCTTTTCCAATCTCTTTCTCTTGTTTGTCACTTTCAGAGTCGGCTTGATGTTCGATGATGAGTGGCTCTCCATTATTTTCTCGAGGGTTTTCATTGCGTATTTCCTTTAATCTTTTTAACACTTCATCTTTTGACATCTGGTCTATTGACCCGTGAAGAATTTCTTTTCGATCGACATAGATCCCTTGAGCTTGCCCTCTCCGATATTCAGCCTGAACAGAGGCCGAGTACGCTCCATTTTCTTCAGCTCTTTGAGACAAATCAGCCAGTCTTTTAATATGACGATTATATGTAACTGCATATTTACGATCAAGTTCGGTTCGATAAGTCTGCAAAGCACGAACAACATGAGGGCATTTGTAAGGGTTTAAAAGTTCTGAGGCACGAACATGGGCTGACCCTTTAGCGTATCCTGCCTCAATCGCGGCCTCGGTATTGGTAATCTCTCCGTCCCGTGACACAAGAGCCTTGACGAATAACTCTTCTTTTCGTGTCAATCGTTTGCTGACACGTTTTTGGTACGCTTTGTCATTTGGGTCAAGAGTAAGTAAAGCTTTAACTGGCATATCGGATATATCTTATAAAAAAGACCCCCGACTTTCAATAAAAAAATCGGGGGTAAGTTGAAGGACGTACTATTGTACGAAACCGTGATCCAAGGGACGAGGAGAGCGGAGTATGATCCCTTGAACTAAAGCCTCACGGAAGGCTGTTGTTAACCACTCCATACTCCACTGTTGATATGTCTCATAGCATAATATATAGTTACATAAAATACAAGATAAAAGGGGATATATACGTGTATACATATAAAGTTATTTACCAGACTACTGACGAAAAAGATAGGCCGATAGAAAAATCTTTTATTTTTACGGCAAAAGACCCTTTGGATTACTTTTTAAACCTTACTTATGCCTGTCAGCGTCATTTGATAGGTTGCACTCAGGATATCGTTTCTATTGAAGAAATTAAGAAAAAAGGTGAAAAACTTGACAGAAACGGAATTTTAGATCAGGCTAAAAGCTTAATTAATGGAGAAAGAGAGACAACATATGGAGATCCTCTTGTAGCCCACGGGCAAATTGCGAAGGGATGGAGTGCCATCTTAGGCATAAAGGACATACCTCCCTCGACAGTCGCCCTGATGATGGCTTGGCTGAAACTTTCCAGAATTTTATCCAACAAAAAATATGAGGATTCTTACGTTGACTTGATAGGCTATGTTGCCTTGTCTGCTGAGTGTGCGGAGAAAGAAGATGGAAGAGAAGAGAAATCCAAATGACCCTTTGAGTTGGGGACGCGGTTTTGAAGATGATAATTTAGAACTGAAGAGAAGTAAAAATGTAATGACGGGCTTAAGGCTTAAGCACAAGGTTGGAGAGAGTTTGAACACGTTTGTTTTATCGTGTTCCTCTTCGGCCATTGATCTGGGGGGTATATATGATGATGCGCCTGATGAAAAAGAACAGAACTGGTTCTTGGATGCTATTCCTTTTGTTGCCCCACGGAAGTTTTATAAAAAATGATTAATGAAGAGCAAAGCAAGGAAGTTTTAAAGTATCTGGAAGAAGCGTGTGAAATTGTTTCCTCGAATCTTCCTGACGGGATGCCGACAAACAGTGTGAGAAAAATACAACAAAGAAAAGAACTACAAAGAATCAATTCATTATTGACATCTATTCGAGATGTTATGGCTAGTTTTATTAAGGAGGAAAAAATTCATGCCGACACATTTATCAACAAACGTAAAACCATTGGAATTGAAAAACCACCAGGGCGAAAACCACCAGGGCGAAAAGCGTCCGTTTGAAACGTCTTTTGATCGGGCAATCTCTGCTTTGGAAGAAGTGCATCATAGTGTCATAGCCCTTATGCGTGATAATAAAATTGATTCAAAAGAAGGAAAGCGCAATGCCCCTTCTTTGAAGCGAAGTAATAAATTAATCAACGATACAGTGGATCTGTTGATTGATGTAAAAGAGGCTTTAGATGAAGCCGAGGAGATGATGCGTGGATATAATCGCGATAAAGAAATTCCCCTCAGGGAAGAAACAACAAGTAGTGATTGATCTTCATTTAGATAAGAAGAAGAAAGTTAAAAAAAGAAGATGGTTAAAAATAAAACAGTTTTTTAAAAAATTTGACCCAAGACCCGACTTTAATTTTAGAGAAGGAGAATGAGATGACTTTTGTTACAATACTGAATAAATTTATTGCCTTTATGGTGTGTGTTTCACCTGTTGTTTTTGCTGCAAAATTAAACTTATTAAGCCTTGCATTAACAGGTTCTTTTGTATTCTGTATTTTATGTGTGTTTATAGCGTTTATATTTTAGGGTTACCGCTGACGTAGCGGGGGAGAAACTCTCAGCGCATCCCCTCTGAGGGTTTCTCTTTTTTTACATCTTTTTTAATAAGATGCCTAATTGTCCCTGTAATTGTCCGGTCTTCTTTCTTAGCTAGATCCTTAAGAACGTTATAGGTATCAATCGACAAAGCAACTGATTTGTATTTATTTGAATCCATAACTTTTCCTTTATAAAAGTTTCTGTAACATATGCTATATTGTTAGTAACATATACTATATTATGCGTTAAGGGAATTAATAACTTATTAATTCGTTGAATTAATAATTCATTAAATCTCTACGGTGTTGCCCCAACTTTCCCCCATTTCTAGGTCACATAAAGAAGGAATTTCAAGAGGAATAGCTTTTTCCATGATTTCTACAATGTGAAATGCTTGTTCTTTAGAAGAAACACTGCAACACAGCTCATCATGTACCTGTACAAGGGGGACAATTCCTTCCTTGTAGACGTTTACCATTGCCTGTTTAGTCATATCAGCCGCTGAACTTTGAATAAGCTTGTTTAGGCATTTATAGGTGTAAGCTCGTTTGAGGCGCGTGGTCGCACCATACTTCTCTTGTGCCTCTCTTTTAGGATAGGCTTTTGTTAATTCAAAAGTATCAGGTTCCCATTGGTCAAAGGTTAATCTTCTTCCTTTTAAACTTCTCAAATAAGCTCCATCGGTTGTCTGTTTATTGAGCCGTGTAATAAGCGCCTGTTGCAATCCTTTAACGAAAGGAACCCGAGTGTGGTATTGCTTGGTAAGGTCTTTAGCCTCCTCCAGAGACAAATCGAGTTGTTCTGAAAGCTTTTTGACCCCCATGCCATACATCATAGCAAGGTTAATTGTTTTGGCTTGTTTCCGAGGGATATCTGCCATCTCAGCTACCAAACTGTGAAAGTCTGTTTCGGGTTCGTTCTGGTAATTAGAAACAAAATCATCAACACCTTCGAGTTGAACTGCGTTCTTTTGCCAATCGTTATATACTTTAGCGTAATGAACAACAATCCGTGGCTCTTGTTGGCTAAAATCAATACTCGCCCATGTGTTGCCCTCTTCGGGAAGAAACAGATTCCGCACAGAAGTACGGCTTCCTTTACCATAGGTAGGGATCTGCTGTAAATTAGGGTTATTCATCGAAAGTCTGCCTGTGACAGTTCCGCCCTCTCCTCCTCGAACTTGGTTAATGTGGGAATGTATACGGCCTTTTACAGCATGTTTCTGAATAGTATTGATAAATGTACCATTAATTTTGTTTAGTTCTCGTGCTTTGGCAATTAAATTAGGTATTTTATGGTCGTGCTGACTAAGAAACTCTCTGGTAAAGGAGGGAGATCCTTTTGATGTTTTGGGGTACGGAAGTTGTTGATCTTTAAACACAGTCTCAATACTGTGTGCTGACCATATCACCACGTTTAAATTTGTAAGGCGTTTAATCTCATTAAGAACTTCTTTTTCTTCCTTAATAAGAGTCTTTTGTGTTCTCTCAGCGCCTTCTAAATCTACACGAATACCTCTCCAAGTCATGTCAATAAGACAAGGAAGGAGTTCCGTTTCCAGATTAAACACCGTTGTCAAATCTTCCCTTTGAATCTTTGTTTTAAATTCGTTCCAAAGATCAAGTGTTAACTCTGCGTCTTTCTCAGCGTAACCTCCGACAAAGTTAGCAGGCATCTTCCACATCTCTGCCTTTGCATCTAAACCAAATTCAGTTGCGGCTTGAACAAGGCCTTTCTCTGATTTTGTCTTTCCAAGATAATCAAAAGCAACTGCGTTCAAACTGTAAGAAAAACGGTTTTCATCCAAAAGACTTGCAACAAGCATTGTGTCAATTATCTTGCCGTTAACCGTGTGTCCCATTGCTCGAAGCCATCCAACATCATACTGGGCATTATGAAAAATCTTATCACAGGGAAGAGCTAACATATCTTTGAGCCACAAATTAACCAAACGCTCATCCAGATTTCCTCCTCCCATATGCTTAATAGGAAAATACCCTTTAAATTCATCTGTAGCGACAGCAACCCCAACAACCTCTCCATTTCCTGTAGGCCATCCGGGACCAGAAGAACGAAGGTCGGGGTCGCGTGTTTCGAGGTCAATTGCAATCTTAGTAGCCCCAGACAGGTCGGGGAAACTTTGAGGGGGTGACCATGTGTCAACCGTGTCTATTCGAGCCAAATTTAAAATTCCTTGTTCCATATCAATGACTTAACATATTTTTAAAGTTTATACAATTAAATAAGATTTATCAGGATTTTTTGGATAAAGTATGTAAAGACTGTTTTTTGTTCGGGTTACGGCAACATAAAAAAGACGATGCAAAGAATCTTTATCGTAACGTGTCTCGCGTTCACTTGCCGCTGAAATATCTGTTAAAACAACCACGTTATCTGACTCGGCTCCTTTTGCCCCATGTATAGTTGAAAGAATAATCCGAGGCTCTTTGCCAAGCTTTTCTTTCTTTTTTAAAAGAGAAACAATATATGTTTCCTGTTCATCTTTAATTAAATCAAGAGCGTCTCTCCATATAACGTCTTTGTCTACGAGCAACCCGTGATGCTCCTTAAGGTCTTCGTATGTAAATGTCTCTGTATCAACTTGTCCGTGTATTGTTTTCTTTCCACGTTTTATATGTATGCCGTTACCTGACATAAATTTATATATCTTTTGTGCTGTCTTAAGGTCAACTCGTTCTCCTTTTTTAAGTGCCTCCCATCCTTTAATAGCCTGCAGAACAGACGGACTGACAGAAAGATTACCGTATTGATCTTGAAAAAACAGTCCATTTCTTTTTAATTCATCTGATATTTCTCTAAGCATAAAAGCGCATTGAGAAAGAATTAACCATTGCCCTTTCTTCATTTCTTTATAAGGAGGATCATACATGCGATGCACTTCTCCTACAGACAATGCAGGAGAATATTCTTTGGGGAAACGATTTCCTTTTGAAACCTGTTTAATAATTGATTGAGCAATCTTATGCGGTTCTTGCGGAACACGATACGACTGTGAAAGAACTTCTGCTACACTATCTAAATTTATAAAATGTTGAGGAGAGGCTCCTGCCCATACGTAGATTGCTTGGTCATCATCTCCGGCGCAGTACATTTTTTTAGCTTTTGTATCTAAGACATGAGCAATATCCCATTGAAGCGGAGACAAATCCTGGGCTTCATCCAACAAAATTAAATCAAAAACAGGGCAAGTTGTCCTAGCGTCCCTTAAGAACATCTCAAGCATATCAGTAAAGTCATAAAGAGCCTGACTCTTTTTAAAGTTGTCGTAACTTTCTGCGATGTATTCAACCTCATGCCAATGAAGGTTCCCGCGTATAGAAGTATTGTATTCCTTCCTCAAAGGCACTTTTTTGACCCGTGCGCGGTGAATAAGGGACAATACCGGACTGTTTCTTATGTAACCCCTGTCTTCACCATTCTCCGCCTCTACGCTTCCAAGAGATACAAGGCGAACCTGAGACGCAAATTCTTTAATCTCTTTGTCTCCCATGCACCTCATTCCTTTCTCGTCCATACAATGTTTTGAAAAACTATGAATTGTTTTAAACCAAAAAAGATCCTTTTCTGCGTTTTTAAACCCAAAAAGTTCGGAGGCTCTTTCTCTCGCTTCATCACAAGCTTTGTTAGTAAAACTAAGAAAAGCAATTTTGTGAGAAGGTGTACCGTTTTTAAGGGCATCAGAGACTCTATCAATTAAAGTCGTTGTTTTTCCTGTTCCTGGTGGTCCAAATATACGAAACATTAGAACGGACTCTTCTCAGGCTCATCAAATTTTTTGGCTTGAATTTTAATGTCTTCTTCAAAAGAAGTTGGAATACACCAGACACGAACAGATTTCCCTTTAATCTTCAAAAAAACAGGTCGTCCAGAAACGTCTTTAATACGTTGGGCTACCTGATGTCGCTTGTACTCGTAAAATTTATTCTTTTTTAAATGATCCATCAGGTCTTTAATTCTAAAATACGTTTGCCCTTTATCCTCATCTGTCCACGCACGGCGGAGGTAAATTTCGTCACGACTCTCCGCTTTCTGAAGATAATGAGCAAACTCTTCTAAGTATTCGTAAAACTGCCCATCTACATTAGAATCTTCAGAGGCTTCTATTATCGCACCTTCTGTCTCCAACATATTAGAAAGCAACCCATTTAAACGTGTTTCCCACTGTGGTTTACTTACGGAAGGAGGGATGTAGTTTAGTTGCTCCATACATGCCTTTTGAAACTTAGGTTGAAGCATAAGGCTTTCCGTGTCTAATTCTACAGGATGAGAATTAACATCTAAAAACCAAAGAGGAGGGTTACTGTTGTACTTT